ATAAAAGGGAATAGCCACCATATACACCAATGTTTTGGCGACCATGATTCCACATGGAATTAACGAATGCACTAATGCAGTTAGTCATGTCCTGTGCCGTTAAAGTGCCTTCATTGATGCGGTTACGAAGTTCTTCGTGTTCCTCGTAGTCATACCATATCCCTGCCGACAAATGCCAATCTGTATAGCCATAAGAGCTAAGTGTGTCATGCACCCACTGTGCTTCTTGTTCTGCCGTGTCGGTATCGTAGGCATGGCTAAAGTAATATACTCCTACTTCTAATCCTGCCGTGAGTGCAGCGACTATATGTTCACGGAAGAACTCATCCTCTCGGAAGTTCTCCCCTAACTTAATAATTACAAACTCATTACCCTCTTCTTTTGCCTGTCGCATTCGGTCGACATTGAAATACGGCGCACCATAGCCGTTGTCTTGCCAGGCTGAAATGTCAAATCCTTTTATCATCGTCCTTCGTCCTTTCTGACATCATTGGTGGTTTATACACATCAGTTGGTTGCTCCAATTTGTCAGGTATCCCATTGGAATCCTTGTCTAGCCACAACATTAAGAATCCAGTTACCGTAGCCAATACAGAAGGCACATAGATATGGTCAATGATCTTGATTCCAGTATCAATCATCTTAGATTGATTATCGTCAACCACACCGCTGATAAATGCCATGAGATATTGGGCAATCACCAGTATAATCGGAGTGATAATGCCAATGACCAATAGGCGAACTGCGATTACTCCGTTGGGGTGGATTCTAGCTATTCGTATAGAATTGTATGACTGCTTTATCATATTGATAATTTTTTGGTTCATACTTTCTCCAATAAAATAGGGCCGTGTTATGCGGCCCTCTATATAATTACTTTCTATATGTCTCCCACTTCGCTTCCAAGACATCTAATCTTGTCTTAGCAGAATGCAGTCCTTCGCCGAGACGAGCCACATCTATCTTGGTGTGTTCTCTGTCATTCTTGGATTGCTTTATTTCATCGGACATCTCCTTGATTTCCTTTTGGATTAATTCAAGAGTTACACCGATTTTGGAAAAGTAGTATATCCAACTGCCTACTAAGGTAACTACTGTCAGTGCAAAGGTGAGAAACTCTATTGTAGGTGGTTGCATTATTCTACTGTACCTTCATCATCCTTCAACAATTCTTCCATTTCGTCATGAATGCATCCTTCTGTTGGACAAGTGCCATCTTCATTTAGGACGGCAAAGCAATATTCACAGATTTTCATCACTGGTACATCGGATTGAATGTCATACATATTATTTAGCCCCTTTCAATTCTTTCAACTTAGCAATGCGTTCGGCAGCCAATTTCGTGTATTGCTCCTGTAAGTCGGCATAAGGCTTGCCAGCCATTTGTCTATCGAGTATGGCTGATTTAATGACCTCGAATCGTGAGTTGTAATACAGGTTAATTTCTGCCGCCTTTTGTTGCAATGTTTGTTCGACAACTGGTGTCTCTTCGACCTCGTAATACGAATCGTGTTCCACCATTTGCATTCCGTTTGCATTACAGAAGTCAGCACATTTAGCATACAATTCTGCGTCAAAATTATCTTTTTGAATCTTTGTTCCTAGCATTTTATACCCCCTTTTATTTCCAATAACCTTTAATAACAATATCGAAATCAGCGCGTATATTATTCGGATATATTACGATTCCAGTTGGTTTCAACGATCTAATTTCGCATGATCCTGGGTCGCCATTTGCTCCGTCATATTGCAAGCCAGCAATGACATGCATGTAATCTGTGCTATTAAACGGATGAACAAAATTATGCTCATACATATTATTCCTCGGATTTCTTATCGACTTATCTACCCTAAACCGATATTCCATCATCCCATTCGTATATTTGGCGACATGAATATGACCACTTCTGTAAAAGCTATCAACTTGAACATATGGCCCCCAATCCCTTCTAGTTAACGGCTCGACTTTTTCATAGGTGGCAATTATATTTTGCATAGTAGATTGTGTCGCTGCATTCATGCCTAAATTATTTCTTGCCCACCTCTCTGTGGCGAGCTTGTCGTATTCGAATTTAGTGCCGCCATGCCAACCGCCGATATAAACACCATTGCTTGGGTCACTGCCGATATAGAGTTGTGATTTATTGGATGTATCATTACCATATTCCAATACATATCCATCACTAGGCGCATCTGCGCTTGTCACAGTCTTGAAGACTACCTTGCCATTGGCATTGGTTGGCGTTCCACCTTGACCTGCTGCTACTGGTATCACTGTGGATAAATTAATGGATTGTAGCTTAGTATCAACCGCAGCTTTATTGTACACATCCGCCGTATTCGCTTTTGCATTGATTGAGGATTGTAATGTGCTGACATTGGATGATAACGAGGTGGACACTTGGCTGATTTTTTGGTCGACTGTCGCCTTATTATATACATCAGTAGAATTAGCCTTGCCATTGATGCTTCCTTGAATGGTTGTCAACCGACTTGCTAAATCATTGCCAACTTGTGTTTTTATATTAGCAACATCGCCCTTTATCGCATTCACTTCTGCATGAGTGGCGAAGTCCCCACCTGCTACGCCTTGTGCTTGGTCAGCATACCGCTTAGCAATCGCCGCTTGGTTGGTCGCCGTCTGTGCAGAAGTGGCCGCTTCTGTCGCTTTGGATTTCACTACCTCATTAACGGACGATACATTATCAAGGATTTCCTTAGCCTTGTTAACAGAAGCAGATACTGTAGCAATAGCATCACTAGCCTTCGTAGCCATTTGCGTTGCTTGTGTCGCACTTGTGCTGGCTTGGTTAGTCAATGTAGTTACATGGGCTTCTATGCCTTTTACAGTATCCAACTTAGACTGCATTTGAACCCCTGCGGTAGCCAACACTTGGTTAACACCAGTTACCTTACTATCGGCATCAGCCAACTTTGTATTGATTGTGTTAAAGAGAGCTTCGGCATCAGCCACCTTGCCAGTTACCAACTGAGCTTTTTCAGAAGCCACTTGCATTGCATTGACTGCTAGCTCCCTATTGCTTTCAGCAATACCTTTAGCAGATTCTGCTGCTGCGTGTTCATTGCGAGTATCATTAAGCAATGATTCCAATTCATCACGATACTTCTTATAGTCCTTGATAAAATCCACCTGGCCATCATTCAAGATAAATTCCTTATCGCTAGAGCCAAAGCCTAGACGAAGGGATTTACCGATTTCTCTAGAGTGTTCCTGCAAGATGTATACGATATGATCCAACGCCTTTTCGATGTTGTCATACGGATACTTGTCAGGAAGGTCAAGTGTTTGCGTTACAGCCGTGTCTCGATACACAATGATTAATCCACCTACAGGGATAGGGTCACCACTACGAGGGTATTTCACCTTATTTCCCTCAATAGTTGTACTGGTTGTTACATTTCGCAGTACTCCATCAGCATCGGCGTACAGGACTTTTAGGTCATCTGCATTTGTGAAATCATAGGGATACTCAAATACAGTGGTATGGCCATCGCCCTTGAACTGAATGAATGTGTTTTCGCTACCTACCATAGCAATCTCCTTTCTATAAATAAAAATGGGGATTCGCTTCACTACGAACCCCCTATTAAATTATTTCTTGTGTTCTTGTCGCTTAACAAAGGCGTTATGTTTCTTTTGCTCTTCACGAGTACGGATTTTCTTATCCATTGCAATAGCAGTAGCTAAGTCCAATACAGTTGCATCTGTATCGGTGAGTAACCACTTGGCCATCGTCCAAGCTCCATCTGTAAGGGTGTCACTGAACCCACCTGGCACTAAGCGGTTAACCACCTCTGTTGCACCTCTACCAACATCAGTAGGGTGTACTTTGCCTTGACGGAAGAACGCATCACCTAGTGTCTTAGAAAGCTTAGAAGTTATAGACAATGCAACTACCTCACTACCACGGCTAGCAATTGAATCACCAGTGATAAATGCCCCTGCTGCACCTAATATGTCACGAATGAGTGGGAAACCTTGAACAGTTGAAGAGCCAATTGATTTAATGGCTTTCTTAGTAATCGTATCAGCATCATCCTTATCATCGTCCCATAAGGAGCGAAGCAATGTTTCAGCCACGGACTGTAAGAGAATCCAAAAGAGGAAGGAATGAGCTAGCTTCCACCAATTGCCACTATCTTTAGATAGCCATCCTGATTCTAGCAACGCATTGAATACAGTGTTTGAATAGCTATAGAAAGGAGTGAGCAGATTGATGACTGAGCTATTTTTCCGTTGAATGGCAGCTTGGTCTTTCACATCGCCACTACCAAAGATAGAGCGAACCATGCGGTCGCCTGCTTCAATAGCACGGCTTTCAATTTCATCAGGACTACAGCCTTCTTTGCCGATTAACTCAGCCTTCTTGGCTTCGTATTCATGCATCCATATTGGCATGGATAGCATGAGGTCAGTCTCAGTGATAAAGAAGTAACCATAGCGGTTAACGGCCTCTTGCATCTCACTGGTTTTCCACGCAGCAGAATCCACTACAGTACCTGTGTTAAATGGTGACTTGCCATCAATCTTCATGCCATTCTTCATATCCTTATCAAGGTTTTGAATCCGTTCACGAAGGAATACAGATTTGCTCATGACGAATCGTCTGTTCTCTAGTGGCCCACCAAAGTAGAACGATTTAATTGCCGATAAAGCATTGATAGCCCCCATCTTATGCATAGCAGGGATGGTGTTAAGAATATTTAACAAGGCAGTTGATGTGCGGAACATCATAATTGCAGTAGTTGAATTTTTGCGCAGCTTATTCAAAGTCCTGTCTAAAAGGCTAGTCTTGCTGATTTCTGTTTGCCAGTTGTCACGAACCCATTGTTTCAAGTATTGATGGACATCTCTCCCCAATGTTTGAACGATTGCATTCTCAACCTCATGGTGTTGGATAAGCTTGTTTACATCAGTTACCGCCTCACGCATAGCAATATGGTTAATGGATTCTGTGATAGCACTAGGGATAACATCAAGAGATAACAAGAGCTTCTTGCCTTTCACTGTAGCCAGCCGTTGCTTGGTTGCACTCAAGCCCATACCCATAACGGCGTTGGAACTCATTTGAGATTTAATAATGTCCTCGATTTCATAGTCAGAGGATTTACTATCCAGTTTAGGATCATATACGATTGGATAATATTGCCCTTCGATGTCACGGCCGTTGATGGTGAATTTAACACCTTGTTCTTTCTTCATAGGCGTACCATACAACCGCTCTTGCACTTGATTTCGCTCATCAAAGTAAGAGTTGATATGATTCCAAGTGGATTCAATGAAGTTCCAGTCCTTGTCATTCAAGATGTCAGCAAAAGCTTTTTCAACCTCTACTTCTGTAGTATTGAATGTTTCAAGAACTCGTTGCCTGTTGGCCTCAGTACCCCAGTTGAGAGCAGCTGAGATAACTTGTTCCTTGGTCATGTTAGAGACATCGCCAAGCTTATACCCTTTTACATTACGAATGTTGAAGAGTTCCTTCTTGCTATAGCTATTACTAATAGCAGAGGATAGCCACTTCATCGCTATTTCTGTGCGTTCCTTAGCATCATTCGTTGCACGATTGATAGGTTCGTAGATGTAGCGATACCATACGCCACCGCCCTTTTGACCGCCGTCAAAGCGGTTCAAGATAGTCTCTGCTTTAGCAAGTTCTAACAACTTACCTGACACAGAGTTAGATGTCTTGGCTTTCCAGGTTTCACTGTTGAGCTTATCTAACAGGTTTTGGTCAGGAATGCCACCCATTGTCTTAGAAGCTTGTTCAACCAATTCTTGTGCTGCTTGGTTAACGGAAATAGCATTGCCTTTATCATCCTTAATCGTAGAAGCTTGGTATTCTGTACGGCTATTGTGGTAAATGGCATTCATCACCTCTGCCACTTCTCTGAAATCGGATACAGACATTTGGGTGTAATCCATAGGCGTCTTAGAGAACCACACAGTGCCAACGGAAGGCGGAACAACTTCTTTTGTACTGCCATCTGCCAACAAGGCATCCGCATCAAGAACGGCATACACAGAAGGTAAATCAAAGTTACCATCTGCTGGCATCATACCATCACGAGTAGAAATGCCGAGTTGGTACATCATATGTTGATACCAGTAACGAGATTGAGGGTCTAACTTGACTGTGCTATTGGCACTACCAATTCTTTGTAATTGCTTTAACAACTTGGTGCGTTCCTTCGTAACTTCTTGATTTATTTCAAAGGATACACGAGCCATAGATGTTTTCATCAACTGTTCTTGCTTGAGCGAATATGCCAAGTAAGGTTTAGCTTTACTGAAGGCTATGTCAGCCTTTTTGCCAGCCGTAACAGATTCACGAACGAACCGCTTGTATTTAGTCGCTTGGCTTACTGTCAACTTAGAGAGCTTAGCCTCAGCTTTTTTCATTGATGCAGATAATGTCTCATTGTGCATATTCTTCAAATCTCTAAGCTGCAACATATGCTTAGAGATAACATTCTTAAGCGCAGTGACTTGAGCTTCATGTTTGGCATTTACTTTTTCAAGTGTGTCTTGATGCTTGGATTCCAACTTATCGATTTTGTTCGAGCTTGCTTGTTGCGCTTTATCAAGCTTAGCTTGCATCTTATCATGCTCTTTATCTGTGGCACTCCGCTTCGTATCAGCAATAGCTTCTTTTTCAAGCTCTCGTTCAATACGATTGCGTTCTCTATCGGTAAGGTCGCCCAATGCCTGCTTAAGTTGCAATTCAATGTCGCCTTTAGAGGTGTCAATCTTTTGCAGTTTAGCCAATGCCCTATAGTGTCTAGCGCTAGCTTTCCGAATGTCATCCTTAATCATCTCAGCTTCTGCCAGGCGAAGGCGTTGCTCCGCTTGATGAGTGAGTAGCCACTCTTCTGCCAATGTTGCATTATCTACTGTAGTCCGATTGGATTCCTCGTAGGCTTCTTTGGCAGATTCTAATTGGGCATTAACCACATCGTACCACTTGCCAATGCCTTTAGTTTCCTCTGCCTCTTCAAGAGATTGTAAAGTTGGGTGTTCTGTATTGGCCAAGGCATCTACGCCAAATGCCTCGTAACGCATCCGCTCTTTATAGATAGGATACTGTTCTACGAGTTGCCGTTCTATTTTGTCTTGAGCCTTATCCTTTACCTTATCCCAAGGAATAACTTCTCGCTCTTCCAACTCTTTAACATACTCAGCACGAACCTTTTCCTTAGCTCGTTCTTTGATGTTAGCAACTTTGTTATTGAGAGCCACTTGTTCTGTCTCAGACAACTCTCGCATATTTACTTTGGTTTCTAGCCTATCAATCTCTCTATCCGTTGCCCATGCTTCGATGTCTTGCTCTGTGGCTAGCATGCGATCCATGACATCACGGATTGCTTTAGGTGGCTTACCGCCCAACATAGAGACTTTTTGATAGATGCGAGTAAGCCATTGTGCGAACTGTCTAAATGCTCGTTGCAATGCTTGTGTAGGGGCAGAGCCATCACGAACATAGGCCTCAAAGCCTTGCGCAAACTTTTCATGTGCATTGCGGTTGGTATCCGCATCAGCACCTTCTTGATACCCTGTCCACTTCTTAACTTCTTCCCAGTCATTGATGACCTGTTCAGGTGCGCCTTCCATTGTTGCCAACATACGAAGGTCTTCGAGGAACACATGGCCTGATTCATGGACGAATGTAGAGAAGTCGGCCTGGTCAAAGAGTTCAATGATTTTCTTATCATCACTCATCATGGATGTCATGCCACGAACCACTTCAGTATCTTTACCTTGGAAATACGGATTCCCTTGTGCGTCCTTGACGCCTTTTAGCATTTCTTGTATAGTAATAGTAGAAAGAGGGCCCACTCCCAATCTATCGCGTACTACGCGAAGGGAGTCTTTGCCCTCTTTTTTATTTTCTATAATTACACTGTACAAATCGATATTAGCAGGGTTTAGTGTTATAACTTTTTGGCGTTCTTCGCCAACAATTCTTAGCACATATACCTCACCATTGAAATGTACAGGCACATAAAACCTATGGTATACATCGACTTCATTTTTCCTTTTCTGCTTATCAGAAATAGGTTTAGTGAAGTCTTTTTTTGTATTCCTAGTGCTTTCAATTAAAACTGCATTACCAACTAGAGTCTTTAGGTTTTTCAATGCACCCCTATGCACCCCACGCACATTTTGGCCCTTTCTGAAGTTCCAGGTTAAATGTGATGCACCATCACGCCCATTAACACCTAGCGAAGCCAAACCATCTTTAGACAAGGTTGTGGACTTAAACATATTGCGTATATATTTGGCAACTTCAGTATTGCTCATAGAGTTGATTCGATCTCTACGCCTTGTACTAATATCTACAACATTAACTTTAGTGTTAGGGTCAATGCCAGGATTAATCGGTTGAGCAAATCCACTACCGAAGCCTTTCTCACCTGTCTGAATACTGATGTACTGGTTCATGTAGTCTTTAGCGGTGAAATCACTCTTCCCTGCCTTTTGCATGATATTAGCCATTACATCAGCATGGGATGCGAATAGCAATGCACCATGTTTAGCTTGAGCCACTACCTCTGCATTCGGAGATTGCTTCAATGCCTTGTACACATCTTGGAATACTTGATAACCATCTTTACTGAAATTCATCCGCATAGCCACTTCGCCATCAGCAATTTTATCGATATGGTCGCTCATGGATTCCAATTCACTGATTGCTTTGGCTTCTTTTGCCATAGTATCGTACTTTTGATTGATAATTTCAGTGGCATCAGGGTCATTTTTAGCCATTTCCAATTCTAGGTGTCTATTGTAGTCTATAACGCCCATTCGTTCTTTCTCGGCTATAGTTACATTAGAACTGTCGCCATCTTCGCTCTCAGGTGAAATATCAAAGCCGTTTTTCTTGGCCATTTGGAAATTCTGATACTCACTGTTATATTTCTCACGGAAATCAGTTTGAGCTTGCAAAACTGCTGCATTGTATGTCCGTTTCACATCATCAGGAGCATCTAGCACTTCATTCAAGACTTCCTTTTGAGATTCTGTCGCATCAGGGAAATGCTCTGCAATAATTTCTTGCTTTACATTTGCTTTATGATTCTTCAACTCGTTGGATACATCTTGTTGAGCTTGCGCATATGCTTCTTTATCTTTTTCAATTGTCTGCATAGAGCGACCACCTTCTGTGTAGTAGGTAGTATCCTTCATAGCTTCCATTGCATTATCAGATAAATTAGTTGCCTTTTGTGCGAATTGACCCAATGGCACTTCGATTGGAGTTTCTGCTTCGATTGACTTAGCTACATCTTCATCACTAACAATCCCTGCATTAACCATCTCACGAATTGCATTTTGCCCTTCAGGGGTTTCAACAAGCTCATGGACATTAACATAGGCAGTTGGCACTTGTGCGTTCTGTGCATACTTTTGCACCAACTGACCATAAACTTCAGGGTTGTCTTTCGCCAATTTATTTGTCTTGGCATCGTTACGAATATTCGCCATCAAGGTTTGTGCATTGCGATTCTGTTCAGCTTGGAGTGCTGCGTTCTGTTGCTCAACAGTTAGATTGTTCCACTGGCGAAGATCATGTGCCACACGAATCCCACCAGCCAAACCGCCTAGGCCAGTCAATCCGATAACGGAAGGTGCTGCTTGTGCCATAGCACCCAATGCACCACTAGCGATGTCGCCTACAGAGTAAGTGCCTTCAGGGTCATTGTCTTTACGGAACAAGTTGTGTTGTATCTTTTCATTGGCATCTTGTAATCCTTCTTCGACTAGTTCAGGAATACCTGCTTGTACGCCTCGCTTCATCGCTTGACCAACTACTGCCCCCATGCCTTTATTCATGGTGGCCACTGTAGTGTCAACACCTGTAGTAAGGGCTTGTGCTGCCATACGGCTAGCAGGGGTAGCTTTAGTAACCGCCTTAGCACCAAGCTTCATGGCATAGAATTCAATGCCTGTATCAATCGTTGCGAATGCAGCTGCACGATTTCTTGCCTCAGAATCAGAGTATATACGATTACCTTCCGCATCCTTCTTGTTGATGAGTTCCATGTACTTAAGCCCAAATGACATCTCAGCCATTTGTTCCGCCATACCTGCTTGTCCAAGAAGCTTAGCCCCCTGTAGCCCAAACTGTGCTGCCGTGCTTGGGTTTCTGCCAATAGCTGCGCCAAGCAACGCCCCACCTGCCATGCCGATAGCACCGCCAATACCACCACCGACAACGGCTTGTTTGCCCATCATATACCCTTGTCCTGCGGTTTCACCAACGATTCTTCCAAGGAAATTAGATTCATCATCATGTCGATAATTATCCAATCTATCTTGCACTTCATTGATTTGTTGGATTAAAGATGCTTTTTCTTTTTCATCAGCAAACGCAAGTTTAGAACCAAGCTCACCAAGCTTCATTTGGTCATTCATAGACCATATATTTTGTTGTACCGAATCAATAATGCCTCGTGTCCTCTTGACATTCTCTAGGTTGGATAGAATGTTGATTGCATCAGCTTGAGAAGCATAGTTTAGAGTTGCTAGTTCAGGATAGGATTGTTGTACTTCATCTAAAGTTTCCCCTCTTGTTACACGGCCAGCTGCAATCCGAGCGGTTCTAAACCCATCATCTGATGTGTTCATTACAACATCCGCACCAATATTTAATTGCTTAGCAATTCGCAACGCCTCTTCAGCTCTGATTTGAGATTCAGACTTGCCAAAGAATCGTTGTGTCGCCCCATCCCAAATGCTAGTGCCGTTTGACGGAACGAAGTTGTCTACTGCACCCATAGTCACACTATTGATAGTGTCCTTATATTGTTGGGCAGCATCGGCCTGTTGTTGTTCTTTACTTCGTGCGTCATTGATAGCAATTAGGCCACCATAGACACCGCCCTTGCTCAAGTTGGCAGAGAACTCATCTGCAATTCGAGAGATAGAATCTCCAGCCTCTTGCATAATTGTTCCTTTGTTTTCTTCCTGTGCTACATAACTAGAAGGGGTCAACCCTTGCTTATCAGCACCAGTCATACCAAATTGTGCTTGGATTTGTTCAAAACTTCTATCCATACTATCTCCTATCCACTAGTTCTGTTATAACGATCCTTATACTCTGATACAGTCATTACTTCAGTACTGCCATCAGGATGCACACCAACAACTGTGCCATCACCATTGTCAGTAATGACCTGATTCCAGTTGTTCGCTCTACTTACCGCAGCACTTACAGGTACATCGTCATTGAAGAATATGCCTGAACCACTTACTTTTGCACTATGTTCTACCGCAACATCATTAGCAATTTCTTGTTTTTGATAATCAGATACATACCCTTCTTGTTGCGCTTTAGCAAGCCTAATTGCATATTCATATTTTGCACCATCACGAGCAGCCCCTTTTAAGCCTGAGAATGCACCACCTACGCCACTGTAATCAGTGCTTGCTATAGTTCCTCGTTTATCTTGAATTTCGGCAATTTGCACCATAAACGATTCACTAGGTGTTTTACCCATATCATTAACTTTGTTTAGTACCTCTGCCATGCTATGGTCTCTTGCATACTTCTTAAGAGAATATTCTTCCATCGGTGTCAGCTTCTGTGCTTCAGCAACTTGCTTTTGCAAGGCAGCATTAGCACTAACATTCATTGCAGATATAATTGCTTTTTCTTCAGGCGTCTGAGCCGCTGCCTCTGCACTACTAATGAGTGATGTGGCAGTAGCATAGTCGCCCTTCATGATTGCATCGTTAACCGCAGCCTTCAATGTGTTAATCCGAGCCTGTGCGGCAACGCCTTCCATTTGGCGCTTTTGTGATGCAAATGACAAGTAGTTGTTATATGCATCCTTATATACATTGTTGAGTTCGTCTTCCGTAAAAGCTTTTTTCTTAGGAAGATTATTTCTCATGCCTTCTTCGTAGTTAGGAAGAAGGTCTGTATAATAATCATTGTTTTTTAGTATCTGAGCATATTGATGTAAATCATGAACACCAGGAACTCCATCTGCGACTAATGTCTTAGCAATTTCATCGGCATATGCTTCATCAGAATCAAATTTGGCAAACCAATTTAATCCACCGCTTCCTGCTCGCTCTTCAGGCGGAACATCTAGCCCTGTATCAACAGTTGTTTTTAAACCACCATAATTGTGATATTGGGCAACTACAGAGTTACCGCCACCTGTCTCGTGCATCATCTGCGCATAAACTAAATTCGCATCGATGTTATATTTTCGTTGCAGGATTTGTGCGACATTCCAAAGTTTTGGATTATCTACAGAAACACCGCTAGAACCTTGTTCAGCAGCCCTAGCTCTTGCAGCCTCACCAGCCAACTTAGCCCCTTGTTCAGGATTATCCCTGTTCATTGTATAGATGTATTCAAACTGCTTTGTGTCGTTGCCCCACTTAGCTTCATTCATCTTCTTGCTGGCATTGCGGTATTTAGCGAGAATTCCTTCATCCGCTTTTCCTGTAAAATATTGCAAAAACTTATTCATCTTATCGAGGTTGTTTTCCATCTGAGATTGATTCAGCAATGCTTCAGCCTGACTGTTGTATAACTTGCCCTTAGCAGCTTGAATCTGTGCATCATCCTGTCCGAGCATTTTCCCAGCGGCCTCGATATGAGACCCCATTAAATCCAATGTCTTTTGTTGAGAATCAAAATTATCAACCAGTTGTAAGTTATTGGATAGCAACTCCAAAGTATTATTGTTAGCCGTTTGAATGGAATCCTCGTATTGAGACCGCTGATACCTATCAATCATGTCAATATTATCTGTCAGAGTATTATCAACCATTTTGCCAAAAGCATTGATAGAATCTCTTGTTTTAAAGTTATATTGAGCGAGGACTTCTTGGCGTTTCTTTTCCATTGCATCTGTATAGCTTGGTAGAATCGTTTGAGCATTCATGCCCTTTTGATTCATTAACCCTGTTTCTGTATTGTGCAACAGATCGTTACTATACCTAATGATGTCATTGTTAGCTTGAATAGCTTTAACTTGGTCATTCTGTTTATCAATAGCAAGCCAGGTATCAGCAGCTCTATTCAACGCATTCTGCAATGCACTATTGCCACTTGTATCAGCACCATACGCCTCAGCACTACCAGTATTAGCCACCTGAGCATTGATGGTGTTTAGCTTTTCGTTTGGGTTATAACTTTGTAATTTCACTTGTCATCCCCCTGTTATTTAGTCTTGTTATACTTAACCACTCTGATGTTATCCACCTTTGTAGGGTCGACCGCATCAGTGCGAATTTGGCCATCAGTTGTAGAGCGAGTAAAGCCTTGCGTTCCTGTCTTCTTCGCACCGCCATATTGTTGCTTCAACGAATACATAGAAGAAGCTCCACCAATCAATGTGGCTAAAGCAGACATATTGCCTTGTTGCTTAGCATTCGCCGCTGCACTACGAGAAGAATTAGCTTGGTTAAGATAGTTGATTTCATTAACCTTCTCGTTCCAAATCGCATTATTCTTGTTGGTATCCCAAGTATTTACATCTTGGTTGTATGCATCATAGGAAGCACCCAACGATTGAAGCGGCGTGCCACTCATTGTTAAGCTGCTAGACCCTGCTTCAGCTGCATTCTGACCTGCCACCAACCGCATCTTGTCATCCATGCGTTGCTTATCTTGAAGGTACTGGTCATTAATTTGATTTTGTTTCGCCGCACTAATACGAGCATTTTGCTCTGCTACCGCTGCTTGTTGGTTATACATAGCAGCCTGTGCATTGGCTTGTTGACGAGCCGACTGTATGCCCATGAGTGTCGATACACCAGTAAGTGCCATTGCTACTGGCATACACATATGTACTCCCCCTTTCAATAGATAATAAATAGTTTGTAATCTTTATCTTCCGTGTCATAAAAGGCTGCACCAACCGACTGTAACCATCCCACGATTAGCTTATTCGCTCTGTGTGCGTAGTTAAACAATCGCCCATATTCTTTTACCCACTGTTTCAATATCTTCTTAGAGCCTTGAATAAAAGCCCTCTTTGCTGCAAAGTTATGTTCCAGTATTGTAGATCCCATGAACCATATACAGTGCATATCCATATATAGTGGTCGCTCAGATATGCCGAACACGCCGAGTATTTCCCCACTTTCTAGGTATACGCAGTAGTTTTTATAGCCTGGTTGAGAGAAGGCATCTTGTAGTTGGTTGTATCCATCCCATTTGCCTTTCTCTCTCAGCTCCAGTAAATCCATATCCCTTAGATTGTGTGATAGCCATTCAATATCATTGTCATGTTTCGTAGGGTTATACGCCTCGATTAATGTTTTCATGTCTACCTCCACCATAGCTAAGATTGCGGATAATTGCTTTTAAATTGAATGGATACGGCTCATTGTGCCTAATACATACATGGCACTGTTCGTTGAATCCGTTGCTTCCTTGAGGGAATGTAACATCGTAGTCACCAGTGTAATAGCCGTCTTCATCCATGGTTTCTATGTCATCCATAGTTTCAAAGTTATGACCGCATTGGCCGCCCTTAGAGTTAACCAATCGGAGTATTGCGCCATTGAGTCGCATAAACCGCCCCTGAATCGTGCCGTCATTGAGTTGCATCTCAAAGGTCGGTTGTTCGATTCTGAACTCAAAATCAAGGCCCACAAGGATGTCTTTACCTTTTGTTGTCAACTCTACCATGCCACTGCTAGGAACTACTTGCTTAGGGTGGACAACGCCATCCACCACAATGGTTACTTCCTTACCAGTCAAGTGATTAGCACGAATGCTAGATACATTCTCGTCATGGGATTCATGGATAAACGAATCTAAGAAGAAGTTGTCGCCAACCTTGTAGGTAGTGAGTGCCTCTAGCTTTTCAATGTACCGCTTAGCAACACCGCCAATAGTCCGCTCTACTACAACATACAACGCATCGTTCTCATGTTCTGCCACCGCTTCACAATCGATAAATTTACCATCGGTCATGTAGCGAGACCACCCATTCACTCGTTCTTCTGCAATGTATGTCATGCACCGCAAGATGCCATCATCACCCACATAGCAGATAATGCTATCAGGGTTCTGTACATAAGTGGATTTCAGTAGCTTCACATCTCTTAATGTGTCCTTGGCCAAGATAGATAGGTCATTACCTGAATAGCCATCTCGTGTATAGTCATAAGCCATATCTCTGACATTGTTACCTCTATCAGTCACGAATACACAACGATTGCCAATGTATTCAGGTTGTGCCCGTGCAGCGCCGAATTGTGTCTGAATCCGAGGAGATATATCATTCGGAGTTACTGTTTTACCACCGCTGATAATCCACTCATTACCATCTGTCAGGATGATAAGGTCAGTCGCTGGCACTAGGTGTCTAACACTAAAGAGCTTACGATTGATGATGCTCAAGGTTATAGCACTATCATCAGTCAATGTTCCTGATGCCTTTTCAATTCCGAAGTTAGGATAGTCGCCTGTACGGCTCATCCATATCTTGTTAGACCCTTTCTTAGTATTAGCGAATACTAGGCGGTCTTGGAAGAATACAGACATCTTAGGATAGCCATGAGACTTGCCGTATGATCCTCTATTCCATAAGTATGTATCAGTATCCTTAGCAGGTTTCAGGATATAATCTACCTCTGCTTCTCTAGGTGATAGCACCTTTTTGATGCGGACGATGCCAAAGCCAGTGTGTGAATGTATCTTATACTCGAATGTATTATTACCACTATCAATATGGGTAACTACTCGACTAGTTGTATATGTATTGATAAATGTACCGCTATCCGTTACATTCGTATCATTCTTAGATTTATAGATTTTGTAATCAAGCCAAGTATTTCCACCATCTTCCGATGTCTGAATGGTTACAGACCCAGTCCATGTCCCGTGTGTAGTAATAGACCAGGATACCTTGCCATCTTCGACCTCATAATCCGCCACATCAATATGCCGTTCATAGGTCTGCCCTGATGCGGTAAAGCTCTGCATTGGAATTGTGTGTAAGACTTTGAATTGGTCTCCCACCATTTCCTCAGTGAACATATCGACACTAGCAGTCAGCTTGTTATTAGACACCTTGAGCTTACTGCCTTTGTCGGTATTGATGTCATCAAACGGCATAGGGTTGAGTGTATACTCACGGATTGTCCATTGAGTGTCTGTAATCCGTTGCAAGGCTTGCACTGGCTTTTCGCCACTACAGATGAACATAGTATCTGCCGATTGGTTGAAGTGAAGGTTAGGAATATCATCCTCATCAAACACTGTCTCCACTTCAGCAAGGAGCTTGCCCATTTGATATACACGGAAGTATTTAACACCGAACTCAAGTAGGAATGATGCATTACCTGATGCAGTGAATTCTTCTAGCCGAATTGGTTTATCATGATACTTTGCATCAGCTATATATCGAGATCCCTGTCTTTTACACACAGAGCCGAAAGGGCGAATAACCGCATTTTGAGCCAATAGCAACGCCGATTTATATTGGTCAAGGTCAACACGGCTATTCACTTCATCAGAGATTTCTCCGCTAGTAAAGGCTGGTTGAATTGTAAATAAAGGTGTCAGTGCCATTAGTCGCCACCTCGTACAGATGCATACAGACTAGGATACTCGACTTGTGCCTTGCGTTCTTTAGCAGTCAAAGATTTGGCTTCTTCTAATGCTGCCTGGTACATTTTGTAGTTCCTATCTGCAGTAGATTCATTGCCTAACAATGGTACTGCTAGATTAGATGCAAGCTTTCTTGCCAATGCTTCTAGAAATAAGCTATCGAAGATGTCACAGTCTGTTATGTCATACACATAGTCGATATATGCCAACTCCACATTAGAGGCAATTACCTTGGTATTGTTGTCCATGTTGAATACCTCAAACTCCTTTTGACGGAATGCATCAAAGGCGTTGTGGTTATCCAAGATAGCAAGCATCTTAAGGCACTTTTCAGGATACAGGTAAATATATTTATACCCATTGATTTCAGTGTTCACCAAAGCCAATGGTTCATGCTTCCTGGCAAAAGACCATTCATACTGTCTCAGCAATAGCTTTCTAGTGTTGTCATAATGCAATCTACACTGGCGAGCAGATTCGTTGTTAGCTTCAATTGATGCAATCATGCCTTGCCCTATGTAGGAAAGTGCTAGGTTGCAAATGTCTGTTTTAGTCATCTTGTCGCCTCACAAATAAAAATAAGGGGCAGTTTTCACCGCCCCTATTCTGTTATTCACTTACTGTAGGTTCTTCTACAGGAGCATCATTTACTTCCGCAGGAGCAGGTTCTTCTACTCCACCAACAGGTGCAAACAATGCTTCGAAGTATTTAGGATCATATTCTTTCTTTTGTTTATCCGTAATGGTTACAGTTTCGCCTTCTTTAACATAGCCACCTGCAAACCCATAGGAATCACATAATGCAATATATTCCATAATTACCCCCCTAGCGAGAAATAGCAACATCCATTGCTACTGCTACTGTGCAAGTACCAGTGGTAGCACCAGTGATTTTAGCTTGCAAGTATTTCTTTACGCCGAATGGAATGCGAGCTGCGAACACAGACCCTGCCGCCGCTGCCAATGTGTATGTACCCAATGTTACAGGGGAAGCCATGTCAGCCGTATCAGAAGTAATAAGTGTTACTGTTGCAGCAGCAGACAATGCTTTGGCTACATTGCCTACGATGAAACATTGTTCATATGCATCACCGCCAACAGATACTACATCACCAGTTGTGCCTTTAGCCAAATCAGATTTATAAAAGAATGCATTCTCTTTATCCAAGATCATATTGTTTCTCCTTTTTAGTAATAACCCCACCCCCAATTAAGGGAGTGGGTACAGTCTTACAATTAATTACTATCGAACTTGTGCTTCAGTGTTAATGAGAGCATCTACACGGCGTACAGGAATGCCGTCAAATTCGGTTGTAATCTTACCACCTTCGTTGCCTTCAGTGATTTGGTATTTGTGTGCGTTGTTCTTTTGTTTACGCAAGAATGTACGAACTTGGCGGTTCATGTACCAGCAAGCACGGCCTGCGTTAAGGTTAGGGATAAGTTCTTCAGCGGTTGTCATCAAGTCGATGAGGTCAGCACCTGCGGAAGCATCCTTGGTCAATGCGTTCACATCGATGTTAGCGATACGAACTACATAACGCCAGTCGCGAACTGTGAGACCCAAATCCCATTTGTAATGAGTGCGGTAGCCTTCATAGTTACCACCATTAGCATCTTGAATAGTTACTTGGCCTTTATCGTCATGTTTCAATCCGGCAGTAGACCCTTTAGGGAAGATGCCGTGTACTGTGTTAGCACCCCATACAACGAGGTAAATAGATGTAAGGTTAGCAGTACCTTTTGCATCCAACACATTCTTAGCAGATTCTGCTTTCTTAGGATTCAATGTGTTGTAACGAGGTGCGAGGCCTACGAACTTTTCAGGGTCTACGGAAGTATCGCCGTAGAATAAAGTCTTAGCCATTTCTTGGTTCATTGCTTCCAAGAATGCCATATCTTCAGACAAGCGGAAGGAAGAAGTGTTGCCGTTAAGGTCAGCCAAAGCTTTATCCACTTCTGCATAAGCTTCCAACATACCGCAAGTATCTGTGATTTGTGCAGTCTTGGATTTAGAAGGTTGTACACCATAGTTAAGCAAACGCCATGTTGCTTGAGGCAAGCCAGTCCGTACAGTTGTCTTGTTACCAGTAGGAAGGTTACCTTCTTTCATAACCATGTCTGTTAAAATTTCGTTGTTTTCGGTCAACAATTCAGCGATAGCGCCAATCTTGTTGTCCTCAGTGCGAGATGCCACATCCATAAGTGTAGGGCGTTGTTCTGCAATAATTCCCATTGTTCAATTTCTCCTTATTATTTGTTACCACCATAAAGAATGTCAGCAGCCGTTTGTGCGCTGCCCAATCCATTTGTGTCATGCCCTCTATCCTCGGATACCAATTGTCCGATTTTAGCAAAGGCACGAACTACTTCTACTCGGTTACCCAATCCGTTTTCGTTGAGAATCTCACGAATGTTAGGAACAACTCGTTCGAGATATTCCACTGCCGTGCCACATTGAGCAATAGTGTCATCAAAAGATGCACCTAATTCCTTTCGTGTGGCATCGGCCCATTCTTGAGATTGTTTAGCCGCTTGCTCTTCTTGGTATTGAATGGCTTGGTTAGCAATCTGTTGTGCATAACCAACACCATACTTAGCAATCGCAGAGGCTTGTTCTTGTGTTGCCCCTACAGATTTCAATACATCAGAAAAGCTTGCTGCCGTTTCAGCATCTAACTGATCACCAACGGCTTCAGAGAAGTCATACTGTTCAGGCACAGTTGGTGCAGGTGTGCTAGCCGTTTCTTCCGTTGCCGTAGTGTCGCTAGTGCTTTGTTGTTCAACTTCAGGTTGGTTACCATCTTGGGCGGAATCAGTGTCAAGTTGACCGCCCAGCAAAGTATCTTCTGCCATTATTGTTCATCCTTCTTTTGATTAATTAGTGTCAGCCATTCAATCTGTTGATTGGCATATTCAATTTCAGCCTGTTGCTTTAACTTGAGGCCATCAAGTCCTAAGCTTTCAATTTGTCGCAACACATGGATACCAATAGCTCTCTTGCCTTCTCGGTAGAATGTTTCGCTATTGCCAGTAAAGGACTTGGCATTTATGCCTGTCGCATCTAATAGCCGTGTGATAAACCATCGACCTGTCTCCGTGGCCATGATAGCCCTAATCGATTGTTCGTCCTTTTCTCGTTGCTTGTATCGCATGAGTGCGTTATTCGTGTTCTGTTCAGCCGTTACATTCGCTTTTGTCATCTACATACCTAACCATTCTTGTAATGCAGGGTTGCCATCATTGGCCGCCTCTGTAGCCACCTTAGCAGCTTGTGCCATTTGAGGTGCAGCTTGTGCTACTTGCATAGCCTGTTGTTGTTCCTGTTGTTGTTGCTGAGCTTGTTGTTGTGCTTGCAAAGCTTGTTGGAACTCTTCATCAGACTTAAGCATAGGAGCTGGCGCACCCAAGCTACTAGCATAGATATTAACCGCTTGTACAAGGTCTAATTTGCCGAGGATAGACTGGTCAAACTGTGCAGCATTAGCCACGAATCCAAGCAACTGTTCGATGTTAGTTAGCGAACTCATCTTTTGTGCTTGAGCCAACGGACTGATGTATTCAATCTTGACATCCGCATCAGCCAACTCTTGAGCCAATTCATCAGGCAACTCAGGGAATATCCCTGCTCTATCTAAGATGTTGTAGGTGCGTTCGATGATTGGGTTCAACCATTCAGATAACAATCGTTCGACCACTGGCCCTAATTGTTGTAGCTTTTCTTGAGACCGCTCCATGACCTCTCTAGCAGTCATTTGACCACCTTCAATTTGGTCAATCATCATGAACAAATCCGCCGAATAGAATCGCTTGATGCGGTCTTCAGTCTCACGAATCTTGTTCATAAGTGATGCGGTATCAAGCCGTACATCGAATAAAGGCTTAACCATTTCACCTGTGTCGCTCTCAGTGATGCCACCAGGGAAGAGGTTAACTTGCCCCATGATGCCACTTGGTGCTTGCATAGGTGGTTTAACACCTAACTCAATCGCCATAAGGTGGTCATATTCAAGCTTTTGCAACATCCTTGCATCATCCAATGCAAACCATGCCGCACCCTTGCCATAGGCCTCATGTCCTACTACAGTGTATCGAGCCACAGGGACTGGAAATTCTTCAAACCCACCATCATACAAGGCTCTGTCTGTCTCTTGCCCTTCTACCCAGTAGACTGAGCGATAAGGCATATTAGAGCGACCAATCTCACCAATAGTCCGTTCACTGTTAGGCTCAACCAACCAATTAACAATGAAGGTCTGATTGTAGCTGCTACTAGACTTGAATGCGTTAAGTACATTCAGCGGACAATTGTCAGTGCCGAACTGCTCTACCAATTGCGAAGCGGTCATTCTAAATCGCCGTGCAAATGTACTAATCTCACCATTGGCACTTGCTTCAAGAGCATATGTACCGATTGTGTATGGAACATAACGAACACCATACTTAGGATCTGTAAAAATCCCCATTGGTGCTTGTCCATATGGCAACTCTGTATAGCAACTAAATGCCGTGGTGTAGAAGTTGGACTTGGCTAGTACTGCTTGTAGTATCTGCTGCCGTTCATCCAATATCTTAGCCACATCACTATTAGCCGCCATTTGTGCGTTGTCCATTGTCAAATTGAACCATTGACGGCTTGGTGGTGTTAATCCACTCATGACCCCTGCCGCAAATATTTGGCAAGCTTCCCAGGTTGTAGAGTTATAGATTTTACCAGTCTTATTCTTAGATAAGTCTTCCTCATCATCGAATATGCCGATATGTGGTAACTCATACTGTTTGATGTCTTTCCACACCTTCTCGTATCGTTGCCGTTTTTGCATTAGCGAACTGAATCGTTGCCGTAACTTAACATAATCACGAACAACAGGCTTTTCCTTTTTGTCAGTCTTCTTTGACTTTCCCAAAATCGTGTTAGCCATATCCGTTACCCTAATGTCCGTTTAGTGTCTTGCCCTGCATTACCCAAGATAGTTGCATCAGAAACAGTGGAATCAAATCCTCGTTTCTTCTTCTTTTGTCCTGCAGCAAGGCTATCACCTGTTTGACCACTATCAGCTACTGCCGTAGGTGTTGGGTCAGGTACTTTAATAGCAGCAGGTGTAGATACACCACCGAATAAACCTTTACTCATTAGGCACTCTCCTTTCCCCTATAAATACTAAAAAGGCTGATAGTCCGTATTGGCTACCAGCTTCCTATGTGTGGCACTCACACCAATGTGCTTTCGCACAGGCGTTGCGAATGTAAGTGCCGCCGCATCCGCCAAGTCAGGGGAGCGACCGCATCGTTCTTTCATTTTGTCTTTTGCTTCTAGCAGGATTCTGCCTTTAGCATCGTATCCATATTCAGGCATAGCAAGTTCAGCGCATAGCTCTTCATCATCAGGTAATGAGCCACCACCTCTTAGCCATTGAGCCATGCTATCCCACATCTCAGCTCTTCGGTTTGTGTACTTGCTATCCTTAAGTGCCTTGCCGCCAAATGGTATCTCAGACACTCTATAGCCGAGTTGCCTTAATCTATCGATAACTCCTTCACCTCGACCAGCATCTATGAATACCGCATCAGGTTTATGCTCATTTATCTCACGAGCAATGATGTCAGCTAGTCGCATATTATCAACTCCACTAAATACCAACGGCTTATGCATTGATAACCCTTGTCGTCTCACGATAACCGACCTATCGCTACCAAACCGAGCCACATCGACACCCAATACAACAGGAGCTTCTAACATATCATTAGGCTTTACCACTGTTGCCTTGCCATCGCTGATTAGGTCAATTGGGATTAACACATTGAATGCTGATGCGGTGAAGTCACAATACAACTCTTGCCGTATCGCATCCTCGCTCATCGATGCTTTCATGTCAGCAATTTCATCATCAGGTATCAACTTGGATTCGGATACTGTGAACTTACAGGTGTACCAATCAGGTTCGCTTACCCCTCTTTGGTACATTTCGTAAAACGCATTTTGTCCTTTTGGTGTTCCAATAAATATAGCCCAGCCGTTACGATCTGATAGTGATGGACGAATAACTTCATTCCACACCTCAGGTCTGAACTGTGCATATTCATCAAGTATCACTCCGTCCCAGTAAGCACCACGCAAGCTATCAGGGTTATCAGCACCCTTTACATATATCCTTGCCCCTTGCCGATTCTTATGTAGTGTAGGCAGCTCAACATATAGCTCCGATTCATTCACAATCCGATTAGGTATCACGGATGTGTAGTATTTAAGATATGCCCACGCAATCTGCTTAGCCTGAACACGAAACGGAGCGATATACGCATATTGAGGGCTAGGCAGTGAACACATTAACGCCATCTTGATAATGTGATTAACACTGCCAACAGTTTTGCCAAACCGCCGATGGGCTACGATGACAGAGAACCGATGTGCCTCTACCCCTTTATGGATTTCGTTTTTCCAAATGGGGCGTGGTTTATATGGGATTGTTATAATCTCACTACTCATCTTCCCACCTAAATGCTATGTTGATTGCTCCACCATCTTTACCTGTTACCTCTTGCTTAGACTTTGGATTAAACTCATCAGATGTCTTCTCCAAGTACCAACGAGAGTTGTAATCATCGCCCTCATCTAGCTTGTCAGCAAGGTTTAATTTGGCTCGCATTCGCATATTCCCTTTAAGAAGCTCAAGCCTTTGTAAAAACTCTTCATGTTTCTTCGTGTAGTTGTAAAAGGTCTTTAGTGAAATATCAGCATATAGACAACTTTCGGTTAGATTTAAACCTCTTGAAAATGCGTATTCTAGTTTTTCTAATGTGTCATCCGTCATAACAGTAGGTCTACCACCAGGATGTTTCTTTCTTGCCATGCTTTCACACCACCTTTCAATACACGAAAAAAGCACCACCTGTAGTTAGATAGCGCTTATTGAGAATATTATCTTGTTTTTGTTATATATCTCCGTGGATATATGGCATTTATTGAGAACTTAAATCAACACCATTGTTAAACATGATGCTTCTTGTATCAGAAAACGATTTACATCTTCCTTTAAGTCCTATCACGATTTCATTGGCAATGCATTTCCCCTTGCTATTGTTCATGCATTTACTATCATGACAGGTAATTGATGTCAGCTTCTCTTTCATATATCCCTCGTAGTTAATTATGGCGGATGGAGTTGGAATTGAACCAACCGAACGCCAGTCACATACTGGTTGCTTTACCATTTAGCTTATCCATCCATGGTACAGGCAGTTTTTGTCATACCCAGGACTTTATAGGCTAGCCGCCATTATTAGCTTAGCCACATTAAGTAGAGTGGTGGTTTCCGTCCCTCATGCTGATCTAGAGTAACCATAACTATTACTTTCTTAAAATCTTAAATCTTGTATGTGTAATCTTTAAAAAATAAGACTTTGCCGTGTGTTAGCAAGAAACAGAACGGATTAATATATTGTAATTTGCTCAATCCCTAGAATTGTATCCGCCCACCGATATATATAGCTTTTGGCATTGCCAATAATAGCCATACCAAGTGCTGAATCTTATTGCCTAAGCTTTCTGTTAATCAGCTAAGTACAAATCACTTGGTGATCTTTACGATACTCAATACAACAAAAGCCCTAGCAATCAGCTAAGGCAATCGTTGTGTGTACTATGAGTTTCTTCAAGGAGTGTAATTCGTGTCTAACCAACACTTATTACAATACTATTATACCTCATTGCCTGCCATAATTAGCCATAATTAGCCATAATCACGGCATTATTTCACCAAATTTCATAAGAGCTTGCTTTCTTAATTGCTCTATGCGTGGAACAGAGTAATGCATTCTCCTGGCGGTAATAGTGTCAGGATTCCCAATTATGTAGGTATTGGTCAAAACCTCACGCCATTCAATAAAAGGCAATTTGTTAATTACAGATACTGCCTGTTCCCTTTTAACTACTAGTTGTGATATTTCCTTTTGGGCTTTCTCTCTAGCATCAACCAATGCAGCAACGCCACTTTCTAAGCCTGTCGGAGTGCCACCGCCACTTAGTCGTTCTTTAGAGTAATCAACAGCTCCCAGACTCAATAAATCGCCCTCTAACTGGTCTATCCGTTCTTTCAACGATTGGATACGGATGTCATACCACCTAATCGGCTTTAAATACTCCCTTGCCTGTCCTGCATAATCCACTATATCACCTCGCTCACTTCGATATATAACGCATCGTTATGTTCCCAATACCGTTTATTAATAGTCAATGTAACCACCTGTGTGTCATCCTCATATGCCACTTTATTCAGCCCATCCATAACCGCTTTGGCTATGTTGTCTATATCAGGTTTCTTGGTCGGCATTTCTATGCCATCTATACACTCTCTATGGCGTTTTTTTGTGTATGACTTAGGAATGCTTGCCATGACATCGATAACCACCTTACAGGGCTTATTTGATGTTTCTATCCTGTTCTTCAACATATGGATAGTACAGGTGTTAGCAATTAACTTTTCAAAGTCTTTTGTCTTGCTTGGTGTATAGGTTCGCTTTGACCTAGAGTTAAACCTAGGTCGCTGCTTACCTACCGCCTTTCCTACCACTCTAAACCGCATTAGAACGGCACATCCTCGTCTTTAGCAAAGTTATCAAAGTTGCTAGTTGAATTAGCATCCCCACCTAGAGGAGCTCCAACAAAGTTAGCCACTACTTCCGTTACATATTTCTTTTGACCATCTTGTGTTTCGTATGATCTTGTTTGCAGTCTCCCCTCAACAAAGCACTTAGAGCCCTTCGTAAGTTGCCCCACTTGTTCGCCCTGTTTCCCCCACGCAACGCAATTCACAAATGCGGTTTGTTCTTTGGTTTCCCCATCAGGCGTTACATAGGTGTTACTTGCAGCCACTGTAAATGTAGCTACTGCCTTACCACTTTTTGTATAACGAACTTCTGCATCTTTTGTTAGATTGCCTAAAATCTGTACTGTATTCATGTTATTTGTCCTCTTAATCTTCGTATTTGTTATATTTATCAATCATTTCAAACAATAAGTCTGCTCTTTCTTGTGGGGTATAAATTTGGTCATCATTAGCATCAGCTGCTATATCAAGAATGTCTCTTGTATTCCATTTGCGGATAATATCTTCTTTGCCCTCAGGATAAATAGCAGGCATGCATGCATGCATCACATTCAACGCATTGTATCACCATAGGCAAATCAAACCAGTCGTTATCCTCTTCCACAAACTCCGCTTCGCCACCGCAAAACGGACAAACTCTTAGTTTTACCACTTCATTACTCATACTCTTCTCCGTATCTTGTATTCCACTGTTCCACAAGAGCATCAACTTCTTCTCCCCATTCATTGGGCATCGTCGCCAAACACGAGCTACACTCTATTCTCATAAGTTTGTCATCTTCCTCATCGAAGAGAAATGCATCAGCCCCACAGAACGGACAAGGTTTTAATTTATGTTCCATTTTATTCGCCTTTCTTAAATTCAAATGTCAGGCCACTATCATCAGTATTCACATGAAGCCACTTCGCCCAAAGCTTCTTTGATGGCCATAAGAGAACACCAATGATTGAGATTCCCCACTTATAAGTTTCTACTTCGTGGCCAGAGCACCATGAAATGAAGAAACAAATCAGTGCGATTGTGAATAGATAGTCAATGAGAGTAAATATGTCAACCAGATATTTTCGGAATGTTACGGAATTTACCATGTTTTCTTCTCCTTTTTTCTTTCACTACTGGTAACAACAAGTAGTATCCAATTGCTAGCCCATTAGTAGCTTTGTGGATACCCTTGATAGAATTAAGTTTGCGTAATATCTCATCATCACAAGATGGTAATTTTATCCACTTCATCAGCATTATCCTTATCTATCCATATGAATAAAGTATTACTATCATCATCTTCAGGATAATAGTATTGAATAAAAGCTTCGCCATTATTGATGGTATATTCGATAATGATATGCTCTCCACTATCATCTAACATTTTGTTTGATATATAGCACCTCCACCTCGTGTCATCTTCCTGAAGTACTACTGCGTATAATGGATCAGTACCAATATATGCGTGTTTATGCTTCGCATATCTATAGGCCAGCTTAATCGCTAGTTCTGTGGTTCTAGTATTCATCATTCTTCCTTCTTTTGCTCATACCACTTGAGTATTGTAATGGCTTCACCGATTGGGAATGGTTGTTTCAAATTATTATGTTTTTGTAATGCCAATATTTCCCCACAGGTCAGAGAAATAAGCTTATACTCATCATCAGAGTACCAGATGTCGTCTTTTATATCTGGTATTTGGCTAAATACTTTCGCTTCCCAACCACGTTGGCTAACAGCCAAATAATTGTAACCATCCGTGCGAAGTTTTTCTAATTTTGTTATACCTCTCATGTATTCCTCTTTGTTAATTGGTTTCCCTTTGTAAATCTTCATACAGGAAATCAATATATTGCTTAGCTTTATCCAAATCCTGCTTGATGTCATCTTTATGCCCTACTCGATATAGATACTTGATGATGTTCCCCATATTACTAGCAGCCATACCTGATAATCCATCAACCATATCCCTTTGGATTTCTCGGCACTCTTTCTTTTTCCAGGTGTAATGGTTAGGGCGATTAACCATTTCATCATAGTCAGGATTTAACCCATATAGCTCATCCAGGCTTATGCCACCCATATCAGCTATAATCTTGCATCGCTTTGAGTTAGGTCTTGCCTTTCCGCTTTCCCATACCTCAACAGCTTTCTCAACTGTCCCCAGTCGCCATGCCATTTCTCTCACTGTCAGATTGTTAGCGATCCGTATATATCTGATTTTTTTGCCAAGAATGCGGTAATCTTTTTTAACCCTCATTTGTACTGCCAAAGCCCCCTACTCGTTCAGCTACTGTCATATCCCCATCTACTTTGCCATATTGTATAAATGCCCCTTGAGCCAATCGTTGCCCTGCCTCGTAATAGAATGTCTCGTTGCCATCATTCTTTAGTGGCAGGAATATATGGCCCTCATTATCAGGATTATCAAAATAGTCCGCATCAATAATGCTGACGCCAGTGGTCAATCGAACGGAGTATTTTATCCCAATAGAACTGCGTAATTGGATCTGTAAGAAAGTTTCTTGCCTCATTCGACACTTTATACCAGTCGGCACTAAAACAATCGCTCCAGGCTCAATTTTGCCATTTTTATAGGCACATATGTCATAACAGGCACTGCCTTTAGTCTTGCGTTCAGGAATAACCGCATCAGGATACCCTGTTACTCTTGCAAAGTATTGTTCCATGTCTATCACCCCTCTACTCCATCGATCGATAGATACAAATATGTATTCTTACACTCTTCTTTGAATTCAGCTTTTGCCATTTCTATAGCCTCGTCCAAAGTACAGTCCTCATAGTCATAATCCGTGCTACCTGAATAATGCACTGTAACTGTTACACTCGGCAGCCTTGTTACCTCTTCATGATAAGCCTGTTCCAGGTCATTCATTTTGTCCTCGCTTAGCATTTGCTTTCTCCCTTTTCTTCCTTTCATGCCAATAACGCCTATCTCGCTCTTTACGGCATTCGTAAGAGCATAT